ATAGGCTTTTATTCTCCTGTCTTTTGTTGAAATAACGTCTCCAGAGGTAGCCACGAACCACCGAGAACAAGGTAAAGATTGCTGTTATTCCTGTACTTTGTGAAAAAGATGTGTCTAGGCTAAACAGTGGCGCGATTAAAAAAGCCCAGACGAGCAAACTAAGAAGCGCGCCTGAGCCAACGTTAAGTAATTGCTCTATTAGGGAATCTATCTTAGATTGGTTCATTTTACCGCCCTAGGCTATTATTATACATGCTCTAGGCCTCCGAGTCAACTTAAAGGACATCAGCCGCCTCTAGGAACGGGAAGTGCTTATAGAGTTCTTCCCTACAGGCCAAGGCAACGTCTACGTGTTCTTTTTGAGTAACTCCCGGATCATTTCGTAGCTTAATATAGTGAATCCAACTCCGTAAAGTTCCATTCATATACATACGACTCATTGTATTACCTTCTGGTAAGATAACCCTAGCACACTCTTTTGCTATTCCTTTGTCGAGGGCTTCGTCATACCTTGCTTGCACAAGGCCTGTTATCTCTTCTTGTACATCGTCCCACCAAAGCTTCAGGGCATCACTGTCAGTTTCTACACTGTTTTGTCTATTTTTTGTATCTTGTAGTCGTGCCTCTCGCTTTACGAACTTAAAGGCTTTAGCATAACGTTGAGAAAACTCTTGGAAGCTAAAGCTGCGATGCCTAAGAATTTGTCTTGCGATGTCTCGCGGAGCCTCGATCTCCATCACAAGGTTGCTCATTTCAAACACAGAATAATGTCCGTGTTTAATGCAATACTTTAAAAGACCTCCTGCGGAATCAAAGTTTCCTTGGTTCTCTGGATTAGACACTCTGGCGCTATAACTCACAAGGCCTTCTGTGTCTGGAATCTCGTCAATCAGTGGTGTTGTAATACCTATTGCTCTTACTTTAATCATAAATCCTCCTGCAAGTATAACCTTTGTAGTCTTCTTGTTTCCCCGACATAACGTGGTACAGACCTCTCCGAGAGATGCCCCTCAGCCTACAGAACTCAGCAAGACCATCCACCCTGTAGGAGTCACCTTGGGGTGTTATAACTTCATAAACCTTGCTCTGACTGTCTGACGCGCCTTTATCGTTAACTTGTAGCTTATTGTCGTGGGAGTGTTGTATATTCTGTTTCCGAGTTACCCACTCTAGATTTGTAAACTTATTGTTAGTTTTTACGCCATCTTTGTGGTTAACGTCGAGACCTTGGGCGTATCCTTCACAAAAGTGGAGGGCAACTAGCTTGTGTATGGTGTGGGTAGTTCCGCAACCAAACCTAACGCTTGGGTATCCAGAGCTCGATAAGGCCTGCCGTAATATCCCACCTTTTGTTGTAGTCCTCGGAAGACTTCTTATACGACCATCGGAGCTAACCTTATACTGCCCTTCAAACCCAACCACATCCCTCCACGTCTCAACTTCTATCATTCTTTTGTATCTCCTTTAGGATTAACTTCGCAAATTCTTTCGGCTTCATGTTCTCGTTCTTCTCTTTCATCCTTATCGTCATCACTCCCTTTACAGAGATAAAATCTCGACTGTCTCCTGAGAAGTCTTCTGAACCTTGACCGACGAATTGTACCACGCATAAGTTATTTTCTCCAAACTCTTTTACTAACGGATGAACTTCCTCTTCAAAACCCGAGTCTGTAAAAACAACCCCAGATTCAAAGGCTACGTTTGAGATTGATGTACCAGACTTCTCGCCAAAAAATGTTAAGCCAAAGTGAGGTTTAACCATAACTTCGCTGACGTAAATAAGAAACTCTCTTGGAGTCATACCATAAAAATATACTGAGCTAGAATCCTTTAGCTCACGGTCGGTGCATAAAGTTACAAAGTGTTCATAACTCGTACATTTACTTAGTGGGTAGGCACAATCATATAGGGCGGTCTTAAAAGACCTTAAGCTGCAGCCAGTCAGTTCAGATAGAGCAGCTCCTATAGTGTCCTTACCAGCCCCTTTCGGGGCGTTCAGTAAGACTATGCGATTATGTAAACAATTACTCACTATCCATCTCAGAGACTTTGGTGACCATTTCTACTATCTCAGACAGATCAACACCAACGAAGTCGTGTGGCTTGAGCATCTTACCATCACCCTTACGAATAACTGCGTAGTATTCTACACCATCTTCCATCGTAGACAGACGAACAAATGTTTCTACTTCCTTAGCTCTGTAGTAGTCAACAGTTTCGTTAGCATGTTCCGCTGTCTTATGGAACTTCTCTAGGTTGTTATTACAAACAAGATCAAGAGCCATATCAATATCTACGCCACAAAGCTGTAGCTTCTGGAAGAGGCCTATAGCCACAACCATAACATCTGCGACACCATCAATCAACTCTTTAGTGTCTTCCTCGATGCAAGCATCAAGAGTCTCTGCAGCTTCCTCTACAACAAGTTCTGTCTGGTTTCTAACCTGAGTCCAGAAATCTTCTGAGAGTGGCTTAACGCCTTTGTTGCCAATAAGTGTGTTTAGCAGGAATATTTTTTCGTAAGCTGTCATAGAATGTGTCTCCGTAATTATGAATATTTTTTGACTAGGTAATCTAGGCTAACCATCATAGGGTTGCCAAAACCATTCTTTACATCGTGCAACATCGTGATGCCTCGGAAGTGGTTGTTACCTTGGTGACCTTTGTAAGCTTCGTCGTGAGGATAGAAGGCACCATTAACAATACCAATTTGTAGCTTACCGTCAATGCTAGGCTTAATTGCAATATCAAGGCACTGCTTGTGTCCGACAACAAACGACCTACCAACATTCTTCAAGATGTTGAGAGCGTTGCCACCGTATGGCTTACCAGACATTGGGTTAGCAAGGTAGTGTACGTAGAAAATACCTTGTCGCTGTGTTGGATAAAGAAAGTCGTAGACCTTCCAGCCATATTGTTCGAGGTCTATTAGCTTTGTACCAATAAATCCGTGGAGCTCTGGATGCTCATTAGCAAATCTGTCTATACGATCTTCGTGGTTTCCCATACAAAAAATCATTTCTGGTGTATAGACCTTTTTCTTGCCGCGTCTCTGCTTAGCCTGTAGCTCCCTCAATGGCCCTACAATTAACTCCATGCCCTTGTGGCCTGCCGCAATGTCTTCGTGGAACCTACGACCCTCAAAGGACTTCAGGCCTCTATCGTAAGAGGATAGCGAGGGCATATCAAAATGATCGCCAATGTGGATTATTTTATCGGGTCTTTTGTCTACAATATACTTACCCAACGCCTTTAGGTGGGGAAAGTCTTCGTCTGGCTTACACTGTGTATCTGCGATAATTAAATGCTTCATAGAATTATTAATCCCTCTCTGTGAATACGTAAGAAACTCTTGGGTTGTGCTTATCTACTTCAGTTTCTTGTAGAACTTCAACCTTAATATACTCGTCGTTGTCATCAACAATAATACCCAACTCTGTTAGAGCATCATATAAGAACTTTGTATTTGCTGCGATAAAGTTATGCTTATCTGATCTGCGCCTTGATTGCTTATACAACTTAGCAGTTACATCCACAGGGTTTGTAAAGTGTAACTTGTCTTGTCCAGTATCTATTAGAATCTGTTCGACTATAAGCTTAAAGAGCTTCTTTGCTTTATTGTACTCAAGGTAGTGTGCATTGTTTGTATAGTTAAGGTTTAATCTAAACTTTTTATCTTCCCTCGTTTTCCTAGGGAGCAGGACGACCAATGGACAGTCTATTCGTAACACCTTACCCAACTGGTATCTCCCAACGATCACCTTTAAGTCTTTGCATATGAAGCAAGTTAGCTTGTTCATACATAATTTCATCAATCGTTCTTTCGTGATCTTTGTCGTCCCAAGACCTATATTGATAAGTAAGTGTCTCGTCATCCCAACCTTCCTGCTCGCTATACCAAGCAAGGTAGACTTCACGGCACCTATCATAAAGCTCTAGCTCGGTCATGCAATCTGCAAGTAATGCCTCTGCACCTTTCTCGCCAATAGTTGCAATTTTTCTGACAAGATATTTAGTTGCAATAGATTTAGATAAACCTTGACAACCGGGTATATTATCTACCGCTCTATCACCCTTGAGTAGTTGTTGGTAGAAGCTTCTGTTACCAGCATCTCTCGTAATAAGAACAGGTTCTTCGTCTTTATCAGGATTGAAATGAAATCCCGGTGTGTTTCTTAAGTCTTTGTCGATTGACACACACACTGTTGTCGGGTTGGTTTCGTTTGCGAGAAAGCCTCTGTAAGCTACTACAGAGCAGGCATCGTCAGCCTCTGCCCCATGTACTACAATAGCACCTAAAGACTCTGCGTGGGCTCTCACAGTGTAAAACCAGTATGGTTTGTCGGGGCTACGTTCTCCCTTGTACTTCAGCACTGTTGCCAAGTCTATTCGGTAGTTACCTTTGCCGGTTAGGTAGGTTTTATAGTTTGCTGCCTTAAGCTTTTTTCTGATTGCAGCTAATTGATAATTGTAAGCTATAATGGCATCTTCTTCTGAGAAGAATTCTAAACGTGGTCGTATTTCATATAAGGTTGTATCTTTCATAAAGAATTCTGATTCATCCTTTACATAGCCTGTTGCTTCCTTAGCATAGTCCTTTGTTTCAATTAGCTCGCCATCTTCATAGATATCGTAATAAGTATGCTGAGCAACACAAGCAGCTCTGTACACTAAGATATCACCATCTATTGCTACTGTATCAAACATATTTCATAGTTTCCTCTTTGCAAAAGAAAAGGGCGACCGAAGCCGCCCAATCCATTATTACTTAGTAGTCAGAGTTAGGTTCGAAGGGAGCATCTTCGTCGTCACCAGTAGGCTCTTGGCCATGATCTTCTTGCTCTTCTTGCTGAGAGTAGTCACCAGCCTCAACAACTTCACCGATTTCATCAACACTTGAACCGGAGTGGTACTCGATCAAAGTGTCAACACGAACAGCCTTAAGCTTTGCAAAAGTACCATAGTTATTGGTAACAATGTCATACATTGCGACACCAACTGAACCATTGCTTACCAGCTTTGTCTTCGTAATATCAGACAGCAAAGGCTTACCATCACGCTCACCAATCTTCTCGTAAAGCTTTGCGCGGTACTTCGGATCAAAAGGTACAAGGCGCTTTGTTTCTTTGTCCTTATAGTGGGTATCTTTCTTGAGCTTGATCACAAACTGAGATTCTTGATCTGGGAATGGAGGATCAATCCGAAAGATTTTCTTGAAATCCGCATTGGTGTGTTCCTTAGGCGGCTGCTTCTTGAACTGAGTCTTCCACTTAGCAGCGGTGGCTTGACTTACAATACAATCTACAGTCCACTCAGTGTTTTGGTGGCCTTCTGTCTCAAACTTTTGTGTTGCGGTTTGAATCTTTACGTATGCCAAAACTACATCTTTCAATACTGCCATGTTTATATTTCCTCTATGCTATTAAGTTGGTTAAGCTATTAATGCGTTATGCTATTAATTACTTTGGGCTTTTTGGCTTACCGTAAGATGCATCGTGATTGTGTAGCTTACGAATGCGAGCGTACAATTCTGCGAATACCTTACGATCAGCGTTAGTCATATCCTTCAAGTTCTCTGAACAATCTGGGATACGAACCTCTTTCTTGCCGCTCGGTGTTTTGACAGCAATTGGAGTGGTTTGACGCGGGGTTAGGAGTGAATCCATAGCCGCTGTTAACCAACCAGAAACGTCTTTAGGCTTGGACTTGCTGTGTTCAACGCTGCCAAGACCTTTAACGTCATTTGGATGATTCTTTTCGTGCTTTGCTCGGCGCTTAGCTTTGTTGCTTGCTGCCTTGCTAGGGTAGGATGCGTAGTAGTTCTTCTGAGAAACACCATTACGTCCTGCTTGATTAGCCATATTAACTTCTCCCTTGTTTGTTTAATTCGTCTAACTGAAACGCTATATTAACCTAGGTGCCACTTGAAGTCAACACCTATTTTCATTTTATCAATGAGTTTCTGACCAGTTGGTTCCTATGTCGTAATCCGCTGCCAGTGGAACCCTAAAGTTGTAATACTCTCCCGCCTCTGCCATTGTTTCTGCAAAAGTCTGACCAACTTCTGACCAGCCTCTAACAAACTTACCGTCACGCTCATGGACGTTGCTAAGAATCTTACCTTCTATCTCAAAGGCCTTAGCTTCGTCTTCTGTGTCAAACGAGTAGATATCTACAAGCTCCTTAGAGACCTGCCACTGACATTCGTCGTGATAGTGCATCATCTGTGTCGCTTTGATCACAGCGTCTCTAAAGGGGTTGCTGTAGAGCCCACGATCTTTTAACTTACGCATGTAGATAACCATCTGACGCTTCATAACGATAGCTCCAGTGCTCTGGAACAGAACGTTAAGCAACGAATGTTCTGATCGAGTCATAAGCTTACGTCCGTCGATGCCTAGGATAAAGACAGAGCGACCTTTGGATTTCCAATAA